AGAAAGGTGGTCTTGTAGAAACAAAAGAATATAAAGACGGTAAGACTGTTACTAAAAAAGAAGAGTCTTATGGTGAAACTTTTATGGCTGGTAATAGGACTACAGTTGATGACCCACTTGCTCCGATAAAACTTGGTGGGACTACGAATGTTCTTAAAAGAGTTTTAGGTATGGACTATAAAAAATTAAGTGATACAAAACCACACTTAGGTTTGGACCCTACAAAAGATAAAGCAAAACCAAAATAAATTATGCTACAGATAATGGATAATGAGGCTCTTCGTAAACAAGAGAAAGCTCAGACAGACAAAGATTTAGAAGAACGACAGAATGAACCTTTGATCTTGGGCTTGGCTTCTCACTTGCGTGAGTGCTGGGATGCAGCTAAACGTGCTAAAAAACCCATAGAAAATATTATGCTTCGAGGACTTCGTCAAAGAAACGGAGAGTATGAAGCAGATAAGCTTAATCAAATTAAACAGCAAGGCGGCTCTGATGTTTACATGATGATTACTGAAGTCAAGTGTAGAGCAGCAGAAAGCTGGCTTCGTGATATTCTATTAGAGACTGGTACACCACCATGGGATTTACAGTCAACTCCTATACCTGATTTAGAACCTAGTCACTTACAAGAAATAGAAAATAGTTTTGCAGCTGAAGTTGTAAAGATAGTAGAGCTTGAAGGTCAAGCACCAGATCCATCTAAGATGGAAGAGCTTAGAGAAATGGTAGCTCAACAATTTAGATTTAAATTATTACAGGCAGCTGAAAATAGAGCTGATTCTATGAAGACAAAGATATCCGATCAGTTTGCACAAGGAGGTTGGGCAGAGTCGTTCAATGATTTTATTACAGATTTAGTAACTTACCCATGTGGTTTTGTCAAAGGGCCTATAGTTCGCAGACAAAGAAAACTAAGTTATATAAAAGATGAGATGGGTAACACAACAGTAGAAGCTGATGAGATAATTGCACCAGAGTTTGAGCGTGTTGATCCATTTAGAATATATCCAGAACCTGGAATTACTCATATCAATGATGGGTATTTGTTTGAGCATCACCCACTTAGTCGTACAGAATTAGCAGACTTGATAGGTGTCCCTGGCTACGACGACGATGCAATTAGAAAAGTATTAGAATATGGTAATGGTAGTTCGTGGATATCAGAAGATGTAGAGCTAGCTAAAGATGATGAAGAAAGAAAGTTTCATTCATTTGACAGACCTACAGAAGTTTACGACGCAGTAGAATTTTGGGGTAAGGTTAGTGGTAAAATGCTAATCGAATGGGGTTTAACTGAAGAAGACGTACCTGATGAAGCTCGTGAGTATGACGCAAACGTATGGATGGTAGGTAATTATGTAATCAAAGCTGTACTAAACTACGACCCATTAGGTGAAAAACCCTACGCTAAAACCTCATTTATTAAATGCCCAGGAGCATTCTGGGGTAAAGGCATACCAGAAATTATAGAAGATTTACAAAACATATGTAATGCAGCAGCTCGTGCTTTAGTTAATAACATGGCTATATCAAGTGGGCCGCAGGTTGAAGTTAACCTTGAGAGGATTCCACCTAACGAAGACATTACACAAATGCACCCGTGGAAAATATGGCAAGTAACTAATGACCCACTAGGGTCTAGTGCTCCTGCTGTTAGGTTTAACCAACCAAATGATAATGCAAACACACTAATGGGTGTGTATGAAAGATTTAGTAAACTAGCTGACGATCATTCAGGTATACCGTCGTATGTATATGGCGATTTGAATGTAAAAGGTGCTGGTCGTACAGCATCAGGACTTTCTATGTTGATGGGTTCAGCAGGGAAAGGCATACGTCAAGTAGTTATGCATATAGATTCTGATGTCATAAAGCCTATTGTACATAGACAATTTGTATACAATATGCGATATGATGAAGATGAATCAATTAAAGGCGATGTTGAGATACTACCGAAAGGTGCAGTTAATCTCGCAGTTAAAGAAACTGTTAACCTTCGCCGTATAGAATTTCTTAACGCAACCGCCAACGAAGTCGATATGGGCATTGTTGGTAAGGAAGGTCGTGCCTCGATACTTCGAGAAGTGGCTAAAAGTTTGCAGATGCCTGTGGATGATATCATTCCATCAAGGGAGAAAGGAAGTTACCAGACTAGGATGGCTAAAGAGTTTGCGGCTGAACAAGCACAGCAATCTCCAACACCAACCCAGCCAGATGGTTCCCCTAAAGGAGGAATGGAAGCAAACACAGTTAGTAACCGTAACACTGGAGGTAAGTCTTGATTAGACCAGAACCAGAAGTTATTAAGGCTTTAGCCGTATTGGCACGCCAACACCCTCAAGCATTGGATTGGTTAGAGGGATGGTTAGACCATGAGTTAAAGCAGCTACCTAATGTTACTCAGAACGTTTCACTTGCACAGGGGCGGTGTCAGGTTCTGAAAGAAATTTACACCTTAATAAAAGAGTCCCCTGAAACTGCAGCAAAGTCATGAGGACAGCTGTTGATTAACGCACACCGATAGGAGCGAAACATTATGTCATTACCAAAACAAGTTCAAAAACAGTCTGAGGATGTACAAGCATTGTATAAAGAACTCAATAACGAAACAGTAGAATCTAACGCTGGTTTAGATTCAGGAGAGAATACACCTGAAGAAAAACAAGTTGAGGCTTCCCCTGAAGTAGCTGCTGAGTCGCAGACCGACAGTGTAGATGAGCAGGTAACCAAGTCTGAAACTGAAGAGCACAGTGAACCAGACACAGAAGATAAAAAAGAATCGTGGCAACAAAAGTATAGAACACTACAGGGTATGTATAACAAGGAAGTTCCAAGCTTAAATGCACAGAACAGAGAGTTAAACAGCCGTGTATCTCAGTTAGAATCTTTGCTAGGCACCATGAATAAACAAGAAAAACCTGCAGAACCAGTAGTAGCTGATAAGTTAATAACTGACAGCGACATTGAAGAGTATGGTGATTCTATTGAAATCATGCGTAAAGCAGCAAAGGAAGAGTTATCAGGACAAATGGGTCGTGTAGCTCAACTGGAAGAAGAGATAGCTAAGTTGAGAGGAGTTGTACCACAAGTACAACAAGTCCAACAACAACAAAAGTCTAGCTCTGAAAAACAGTTCTGGGACGCTTTAAACCATGAAGTACCTAATTGGAACGAAGTAAATAGTGATCCAGATTTTCAATCATGGCTCCTAGAGATAGATCCTCTAACAGGTATAGCACGCCAAACTTATCTAGAAGACGCACAGCGTAAACTAGAATCAAGTAGGGTAATACAATTCTTTAAAGCTTTTGTAGGAAATAGTGGTAACGATGATAGTGCTCGTGATAAAAGGGCTACTAAATCTGAATTAGAAAAACAAGTTTCCCCAGGGCGAGGACGTGCTGGTCAACCTGTGTCTAATGATGCCAAAACATATACGCCGCAAGACATTGAGAAATTTTTCAAAGATGTTAGAACGGGTAAATATAAAGGTAGAGAAGATGAACGTAGTAGAAAAGAACGTGATATTTTCGCTGCACAGCGAGAAAATCGCATAGTTAATTAATAGCAAAAAAGGAGACTATTATGGCTTTTGCAACATCACCAGGTCATCCTACGTATACAGGTAACTTTATACCTGAAATATGGTCTGGCAAGTTGATTGAGAATTTCTATGATGCGACAGTATTATCAGCAATCTCAAACACTGACTACGAAGGTGAAATTCGTAACATGGGTGATACGGTTAACATCCGCACAACACCTGAAATAACAATTAAAACATATGTTAAAGGTCAAACTTTAGCAGTTGAAAATCCAAACAAAGCAAAATTACAATTGCTAATCGACAAAGGCGAATACTTCGCTTGTGTTGAAGACGATGTAGATGAAGTACAATCAGATATCGGTATGATGGATCAGTGGTCTAAAGACGCTTCAGAGCGTATGAAGATTAAAATTGATCAAAGAGTATTGACTGATTTGCTACCTGATGTACATGCTAGTAACAAAGGAACATCAGCTGGAGCAATCTCTGGTGATATCGACCTTGGTGTAGCAGGTACCCCAGAAGCACTTACTACTTCAAATGTAATTGGTAAGATTGTAGATATGGGTACAGTTCTTGATGAAGCTAACTGTCCTGAGTCAGGGCGTTTTCTTGTAATACCTGCTAAGATGGCGGGCTTAATCAAGCAATCAGATCTTAAAGATGCATCTATTACTGGTGATGGAAACTCACCATTAAGAAATGGTCGTCTAGGTATGATTGATAGATTT